GAGTTGGACTTCCAATCCCTGCAGCAGAATGCTCGGGACATTCTGATGCAGCTACCTGAGGCTGAAGGTCTCAGAGATTTTCACTCCCGAGATGACAAGGAGATTGATAATGGCTAATACCCATACTGTTGAAGGCACCGTAGCGTTTGCATACCTTGCAGAACCAGATAGCTACATGGGCAATGACAAGTACTCAGTAACCCTGAGTCTGACCGATGACTCTCAGGCATACCTGAAGAAGCTAGGTGTCAAGTTGAAGGAGTACACCGATAAGAACGGTAACACTTACATTCAACGTGAGTTCAAGCGTAAGGCTGACTATGGTATTCCACCGATCTTTGATGACAATGGTAAGGATTCAAACCGTCTGTCACCACAGGACATTGGTTGGGGTGACACCGTACGTCTAGCGATCAGCGTAGGTGAAGGCAATGCACTGGGCCGTGGTACCTATCTCAATGCCGTGAAGCTGTTGAAGAAGGCAGAGAAGGTTGAAGGTACTGAAGGTGCAACTTCGGATGCTGGAGACTTCTAATGGACGTAGATACTGCATTCCATGACTGGTGGGACAAGCAGGAACCCCTGCCCCCATCTACAATCAAGAAGCAGATCTTTGAAGTCTATAAAGATGGCTATGAAGCAGGGATGATTGAATCCCTCAATGAAGTTATTAAGGCAGACGATTAACCATTACTCGTGCGTTCTTAAGAAGCCTTAGTAGTATCCTGAGCATGATACAAAACTGCTCATCCACTAACCCATAAGTAGGAACATAGAAATGTCCGAAGAGGATCCATTCGTTAGGCATGAGTCATGCCCGTCATGCGGTAGTAAGGATAACCTAGCCCGCTATCAATCAGGATCAGCCTTTTGTTTTGGCTGTGACTACACAGAAAAATCAGATGGGAGTACTACTATTTCCAGCACATCCATGCTCAAGATTCCCGGTGAGTCTAAGGCAGATACTGCCCGTAGAATTTCACTGAACACTAACCAGAAGTTCCGTGTAACCAATTGGTTCAACAACAATACGGAATACAAGATCTACCCATACTTCGACAGTGATGGTTCACTGACTGGATTGAAGTATCGTGGTATCAAGGACAAGTCCTTCCGCTTTGAAGGCTCCAGTGCAGACTCAGGTCTGTTCGGGCAGCAGTTGTTTCAACACGGGGGCAAGTACCTCACCATCACTGAGGGTGAAGAGGATGCATTGGCTGCCTATCAAATGCTAGGTAGTCGTTGGCCGGTAGTCTCAGTACGTACTGGTGCCAAGGGTGCAGTCCGTGACATCAAACAACAACTTGAATGGGTAGATTCATTTGAAAAGATTGTAATCAGTTTTGACAATGATCTCCCGGGCAAGGAAGCTGCCAATGCAGTGGCTCAGTTGTTCATGCCGGGTAAGGTACTCATCATGCAGCCTGAGTTGAAGGATGCGGGTGACTACCTACAAGCAGACCGTGCCAAGGACTACGTGGATCATTGGTGGAAGGCCAAGGAATATATGCCCGATGGCATCATCAATGCGAAGTCACTGAAGGACCGCATCTTCAATCCACCAGAGATTCATTCCATTCCCTATCCATGGACTTGCCTCAATGATTTTACCTACGGTATGCGTCAGCAGGAGTTGGTAACAATCACAGCAGGCAGCGGCATGGGTAAGTCCAGTGTCCTACGTGAGTTGGAACACTGGTTACTTAAACAAACGGAGGACAACATTGGAATCCTTGCACTTGAAGAAACCACAGACAGAACAGGCCTGGGAATCATGTCAGTGGAAGCCAATCAACTCCTTCACCTGCCTGACGTTAGCATTTCAGACGATGAAAAAGAACGAGTCTTTGATAACACGTTGGGGACCGGACGGGTATTCCTACATGATCATTTCGGATCAACCGGAGAAGACAATCTAATCAGTAAGATTCGTTTCATGGCTAAGGCATTTGATTGTAAGTGGATCATCCTTGACCACATCTCCATTGCAGTGTCAGGTATGGAGGGTGACAACGAACGACAATTGATAGACAGACTCATGACAAAACTACGTACACTGGTACATGAAACAGGTATTGGATTGTTTGTAGTCTCACACTTACGTAGACCAACAGGAGATAAAGGCCATGAGCGTGGTGCTGAAGTTAACCTCAACCAATTGCGGGGATCTCACGCTATTGCACAGTTATCCGATATTGTATTGGGTCTGGAGAGAGATCAACAAGCAGAAGACGAATCCAAACGTAACACTACCTTGGTCCGAGTGATCAAGAATCGTTTCACTGGATTGACTGGACCTGCCTGTTATCTCGAATACAGTAAGATCACAGGCCGCTTGACTGAAACCAGTAAGCCAGAGGACAGTGACTTCTAATGAAAGATTTAATCTTTGATATTGAGACAGACGGGTTCAATCCAACAGTTATTCATTGCGTGGTGGTGAAAGATGTTAAAGCTAATAGTATTCATGTCTTTACTAGTGACGATCATAGCGGTTTTGCTGGACTTGTATCTGGACATAACCTCATCGGACACAACATCATAGGTTTTGATTTACCAGCATTGGAGAAGGTATGGGGATATACACACACCGGTACGATAACAGATACTCTAGTTTTATCCCGGCTTGCAAATCCTGCACAAGAAGGGGGACACTCCCTGAGGAACTGGGGGTCCATGTTAGGATTCGAGAAGGGGGAACATACAGACTGGAGCGTCTACTCGGAACAGATGTTGAAGTATTGTGTGAGGGATGTCGAGGTCACGGAGAGAGTCTATCAGCAGATGATGAAGGAGAACCTCGACCCGAAGGCAGTACAGTTAGAGCACCGAGTGGCTGGTATCATCAAGCAGCAGGAGATAAATGGTTGGGTCTTCAACGAAAGAGATGCGGTGAATCTACTGGCAAGCCTAAGAAACCGAATGACTAACATTGAAATGGAGATACACAATGAATGGAAACCAATGGCAAAATTCACCAAAGAATACCGTCACAGATTTAATCAAGATGGTTCAGTACGGCGTAGTGGTGTGGGGTTTGTTAATGCTGTCAGTGATCTTTGGGTGGACAGATCCTTTGACGGGCTTGATACTGGCTGGACTTCTGTTATTACTTGGGTACCTTTCAATCTTGGTAGTAGAAAACAAATTGCGGAGAGATTATCTAGACTAGGTTGGCAGCCTGACCGATTCACTGAGAAGGGATCACCGATTGTTGATGAATCTACACTGGACGGTGTAGATATTCCAGAAGCTAAGTTAATTAACGAATACTTATTGTTACAGAAACGAGTAGGTATGCTCAACAATTGGCTTGACAACTTGAAGGAAGACGGTAGACTGCATGGACGAGTCAATACCAATGGGGCAATCACAGGTCGCATGACACACAGTGATCCTAATCTAGCACAGGTACCGGCAGGTTATTCACCATACGGTAAAGAGATGCGTAAATTGTTCACTGTCCCGTCAGGTTACAAGCTAGTGGGTGCCGATGCTGCACAGCTTGAGTTGCGTATGCTTGCACATTACATGAACGATGAGGACTACACAAATGAAATCCTTAATGGGGACATTCACAGTACAAACCAAAGGGCTGCTGGACTTGACACTAGAGACAAGGCAAAAACTTTTATCTATGCCTTCCTGTACGGAGCAGGTGACGCAAAAATCGGAAGCATTGTCGGAGGCTCTAGTAATGATGGACGAATTCTTAAGGATCGGTTCCTTGAAAATACTCCTGCTTTGGCAGGACTTAGACAACGAGTTGATGATACAGTGCGGCAGCGTGGATGGCTTAAAGGATTGGATGGACGGAAACTCCACATCCGATCAGCACACTCAGCACTGAACACACTACTGCAATCCGCTGGTGCCATCGTTATGAAGCAGGCCCTAGTCCACCTAGTAGATACCTGTCAGCTACGGTACAAGCTAGTCGGTAACATCCATGATGAGATTCAGGCAGAAGTCCATGAGGAAGATGCCCATGCCTTTGGTCAGCAGGTAGTCCAGTCCATCCGTATGACGGAGCAATCACTAGGATTGAGATGTCCAATGGATGGTGACTACAAGGTAGGAAACAATTGGAGTGAGACACACTAATGAATGAACATTACAAACAACACACCATTGAAGCTATTGATGTTATTCGTGATTGGGATCTTGGCTTTGAACTTGGTAATGTTATCAAGTATATTGCTAGGCATAAGCACAAGGGTACTCCACTGAAGGACCTAGCAAAAGCAGAGTGGTATCTTCGTGAGTATATGCTGAGATTCTCAGAGGAAGAAGTTTATAAAAATACCATCACTGGTACTACACACTTAGGATAAGTTATGTCAGATATTCATTATGTAATTCCCGATCTATACCATTCACTCCGTGAGAAGTATGTTGCTGAGGGTGTGGACTTCAACGAAGTCGTGGAACAATTCATGGAAGAGTGTGGCTCTGCATTGTACAACCACTACAAGGAAGAGAAAGACAAGCGTAAGATCCGTATCTCCAGCATCGGTCAGTGTGAGCGTATGCAGTGGTACAAGGCACACGACTATGAAGAAGAACAGCCGGGTGACAAGCTATGGATTACCTTCCTACAGGGACACCTCATGGAAGCCCTGCTTAAGGCAGTGATCAAGATCAGTGGACACAAGGTGAAGGATGAACAATTGAAGCTATCCGTTGCCGGTGTACAGGGTTCCTGTGATGCCGTGGTAGATAACGAACTGGTGGACTTCAAGACTGCAAGTAACTGGTCCTTTGATAAATTCAAGGACGATTACATTAAAGATGATTCATTCGGTTATCTTGAACAGATCAGTGCCTATGCTCATGCATTGGGTAAGAAGAAGGCACACTTCATTGTTCTCAATAAGAACACTGGGGAATGCAAACTCACCAGTGTTAATACACTGAAGAACATTGAGGATCACGTGATTTATGTTAAGGACATTGTATCAAAGAGTACTCCACCGGATCATCCAGTCTGGTCCGTTAATGCGAATGGTGAGTTGGATATGCGGTGTAGTTTTTGTGGCTTCAAGGAAGATTGCCATGGCAAGCTACAAGCTAAGACATTTGGTAAGATCACAAAGCATTATTTGGCAGATGAAAATGAAGGCAACTTCTAAGCCTGCTACCCACTGGCGTGGGAAAAGACCAGACCCAAAGAACTACTTCGGGTTTGTGTATGAGATTACCAACAACTTGAATGGCCGTAAGTACATTGGACGTAAGGTCTACTGGACTAAGAACACTCCACGTAAGATTGTTGTTAAAGATATGACGCATCCCGGCTGGTGTCCCGATCACTGGAAGGAATCAGATTGGAAGCGTTATATCTCCAGCAGCAAGGACTTGAAGACAGACATCTATGAACATGGAATGGAGAACTTCACGTTCAAAATCCTACACCAGTGGAAGTCAAGTACTGCACTCAGGTACATGGAGTGCAAGGTCCAGTGGCAGAGAAAGGTATTAGAATCAACAGCTTACTACAACAATTGGATTGAAGAATTCAAGGGACCAGCACCGGGTGAGGTACTGGGTAAAGACAACAACCTAACAGGTAGACACCACATGGAGTGCAAGTGATTAAATATACGGCAGTATCACAGGTGGACAATTACATCCTGATTAAATATGATTGGGATCTTGGCACTAGCTGGTACCGGGTCTTTGATATGGAAGGTGAACAGATGTTCCAGCTACCCAAAGATCCTATCACTTTTCTTGAAAGCCTCATTGAA